CCCCGCCATCTGCCGAACAACCACCAACTGAACAACCAGCATGACCACCACCCCTGACACCCGAGAGGAGCTGCAGTCCATGGTTGGCCCCGGCCAACAGGACGTGTTTGACCAGTTCCTCGAGGAGATCGAGCAGCAGCAGGCAGACATTGATGCTGCTGAGCAGCAGCAGGACGAGGAAGAGAAGCTGCTGGCCGGCAAGTTCAAGTCAACCGAAGACCTGGAGAAGGCATACCTCGAGGCCCAAAAGCTGATCAGTCAGCGCGGGCAGAAGACTTCTGAGCCTGAGACCCCGGCACCACTGAGCCGTGAGCAGGCCGCTGAGCACTACGGCGAGTTCATTGCCAGTGCTGCTGATGAAGAGGGCATCGACCTTGGCGCCTGGGATGCAGCCGTCCGCCAGGGCCAAGACACCAAAGCGTTGCGGGACAAGCTGGCCGCCAAGACCGGCATCCCGGTGCAGCTGATTGAGCAGTACGAGCAGTCCTATCGCCCTCAACCGGCTGCATCAGAGCCAGCCGATAGCGGCTTGAGCGAGGCAGACGTGACCGAGCTAAAGGGCTTAGTCGGTGGTGACCAAGAGTTTCAGCGGCTGAGCCAGTGGGCTGCAGCCAACATGAGCGCCGACGAACTGGCGGACTACAACGTTGCGGTGGACAGCGGCAACAAGGCTGCTGTCCGCTTGGCGTTGCGGGCCATGCAAGTGCGCGCTGCAGCTGGCCAGGACTCTGATGAGCCTGAGCTGCTGGGCGGCGGCAAGCCAACCAAGGCTGAGGCGTTTGAGAGCCAGCAGCAGGCGATTGAGGCCATGCGCAAAACCAACAGCAAAGGCCAACGGCTTTACAACGTCGATCCCAAATACAAGTCCTGGTACGAGAAAACCCTTGCACGTTCCACTTTTGCGTAACAATGGGCGCATGAGTTGATCTGCACTGGTGGAGCAAATTGGGCCTCCCGAGGGAGACACCCCAGTTTTGTGAAGCAATAGGCAGAAGCTCGCAACCCAATTAAGGCCAATGGCCAACGTTTCTCTCGACCGTATCGGTCAAATCCAGGGCGCAGGTGATACCTCCGCTCTGTTCCTGAAGCTCGGCATGACCGAGCTGCTTGACGCTTTTGATCGCGCTTGCGTGTTCAAGGGCAAAGTCAAGGAGCGCAACATCAAAGGCGGCAAGAGCGCAGCCTTCCAGGTGTCGGGCAAGGCAGATGCTGCCTACCACGTTCCGGGCACCCCGATCCTCGGCGCCACCAACTCTCCTGGTGACCACAACGAGCGCATCATCAACCTCGATGGTCTGCTGATCGCCGATCAGGTGATCTATGACCTTGATGAGCTGATGAACTATGTCGATGTTCGTCAGGACGTGACCCACCAGCTGGGCCAGGCTCTGGCTCGGGAATGGGACAAGCGCTGTGCGCGTGTTCTGTATGCCGCTGCCAAGACCAGCACTGAGCCCCTGGCCAAAGCCGGCAACGCCGGTCGCATTGGTCAGAGCCAGACCCTCTCGGCTGGCTATGCCGCCGCTTCTGCCAACGCCAAAGGCGATGAGCTGGTCGCCAAGATCAGCGCACTCAAAGTGGCGATGCAGAAGAAGGACGTGCCCACCGAGGATCTCCTCTGTGTGGTCGGTCCCGACGAGTACGACTTCCTGCTGGATTCCACCCGCGCCATCAACGCGGACTTCAACGGTGCCAGCGGTGAGAACGGTTCCTTTGCGCAAGGCCGTGTGCTGCGCGTGAAGGGCATCCCCGTGATCATGTCCAACCACGTCACCCAGGCTGCCTACACCAACGGCACCTACGACAAGAACACTGCCTATCAGCAGGATCTGTCGAAGAACAAGGCCGTCGTGTTCCACCGCGATGCCATCGGTGTGCTGACCCTGCGTAGCCCCGGCCTGCAAATCACCCCTCAGGGCGGTGACTTCAACATCATGTACCAAGCCACTCTGATGGTTGCCCGCATGGCAATCGGCATGAGCGTGCTGCGTGCTGAGTGTGCCGGTGTGATCGAGCTCCCCTAACTTTAGTTAGGAGTGGTGTCCCAAGCCCCCTGCCGCCATCAGGGGGCTTTTTTGTGCCCGCCGATAGCATGAGTTCAACACCCATGCAGAACAACGATGGGCCTCGCTAATCAGGCCTTGACCCCAGGCCGAACAACCCTGCTGGAGGCGGTCAACATCTGTCTGCAGAACATCGGCGAGCAGCCGGTCAACAGCCTTGAAAACCAGCAGGTGGTGGAAGCCACCATGGCTGAGCGCACGATCCTTGAGTTCCACAAGGAAGGGCAGACCAGGGGATGGAGCTGGAACACAGAGCTGGCTTACGAGTTCGCCAAGAACAACGCGACCAATCAGATCACAGTTCCACCCAACATCGTCACCTGGGCCACGGATGCCTACGAGTGGGCAGGGCGGTTCCAGCTGCGGGGGCAAAAGGTCTACGACAAGGAAAAGCACACCTACACGCTGGGTGCTGACGTCACCAGCTTGAAAGCTGATGTGGTCTGGCTGTTGCCCTGGGACGAGTGTCCCGAGGCTTACAACCGCTGGATCACGATTCGATCAGCCCGGGTATTTAGCGACCGGGTGTTGAGCAGTGACTCAATCTTCAAGTACACGGCGGTTGATGAGCAGGCTGCTTTGGTCGAGCTGCAACGCGTCGAGCTTGAGCAGACGCAGGCCAACAGCCTGACGGGCGGACCTGGGCTCAGACCCTTCCCGACTTATTCACCGGGCCTTGGCTTGCTTGGTCGGAACCGGGGGTATCTGCGTGGCTAATCTCGTCAGCTACACCATTCCCAACCTGATCCAGGGGATCTCGCAGCAGCCAGATGCGCAGCGGGATCCATCACAGGGCGAGCTTCAAATCAATGCCGTCAGTTCCCTGGCCGAGGGCCTGAGGAAGCGGGAAGGGACGCAGACCATTGCCAAGGTCAGCAACACCAGCTTTGGCAACGTCTATTTCCACAGCATCCTGCGCGATTCTTCTGAGCAGTACCTGGTGGTGATCAGCAGTTCGTCGATTCGCGTGTTCGACTTGGCTGGTAACGAGAAGACGGTAACGGCTGCTGCTGGGGCTTACAGCTATCTGTCCACGGCGACCAGTGCAAAGAGCGATCTACGGGCGGCGTCGATTGCCGACTACACCTTTGTCAGCAACGTCAAAAAGGTGCCAGCGATGAGCGCCTCCTTGGCGCCAGCCACTGCCAGACCAGCTACTCATGAAGCCTTGGTGTGGGTCAAGGCTGCCAACTACGGCCAGACCTACAAGGTCAACGTCAATGGCACTCAGGTGCAGGTGCAAACCGCAGTGGCACCTGTGATTGTCACTGGCACAACGACCACTGAAAACAGGATTAGCACCGAGGACATTGCCAGCAGTTTGCAATCAGCGCTAAGCGGTGTGTCAGGCGTAACGATCAGTCGCAAGGGAAGCGTGCTGCATTTCACCAGTAGCAGCGCCATCACGATTGCGGCTTCCGATGCCCGAGCCAATGCGGACATCACCGCCATCACCAATTCAGTGCAGGCTTTCACGGAGCTGCCAACCATTGCACCAACTGGTTACCAAGTTGAGATTGTTGGCGATCCTGGCAACAAGTTTGATGGCTTCTATGTGCAGTTTGTGCCCCGTACCGGAGCTGGAACCTTCGGTGAAGGCAGCTGGCAGGAGACGGTAAGCCCTGGCGTCGAATACCAGATTGATGCCACGACCATGCCGCACCTCCTGGTGCGCTTGCCAAATGGCAACTTTTGGTTTGGCCCAGCCAACGGCAGCACTCAAAGCGGCATTCAAATCCCTACCTGGGGCAAACGTGGCGCTGGTGATTACGAGACTGCGCCCGACCCCAGTTTTATTGGTAACCCGATTCAGGACGTATTTATCTACAAAAACCGGCTTGGGTTCTTGGCCGATGAAAACGTCATCCTGAGCCGGGCGCGTGACTTCTTTGAGTTCTTCCCGGAGACGGTCACAGCGGTTCTGGACAGCGACCCGATTGATCTGACGGGCAGCAACAACCGCGTGTCGGTGCTGCGTTACGCCATCCCGTACCAGGACGAGCTGATCATCTTCTCGGATCAGATTCAGTTCCGCTTCAACGCTGCTGAAACCGTGCTGACACCAAGCACGGCTCAGATCACGGTGCTGACCCAGTACGAGATCGACCCCAACTGCCGGCCTATCCCCGTGCAGGGAACGATCATTTTTTGCCAAGCCAATGGCCAGTGGAGTCAGTTCCGTGAGTTCAGTGTCCGCGGTGCTGGTACTGCACTGGTTGCTGATGCCTCTGACCTAAGCGGATACGTCAACAGCTACGTGCCTTCAGAGGTGTTCAAGTTGACGGCAAACGACACAGGCAACTGCTGGTTTGCCCTATCTGGCAAAAGCGGTTACGAGAAAAGGCTTTACGCCTACAAATACTTTTACCGCAACAGCGGCGGCGGGGCTGAGCGAGCACAAAGCAGTTGGGGGCACTGGCAGCTCAGTGGAGCCGACAGGATCCTCAACGCCCTCTGCGTGCAGGAAACCATCTATCTGCTGGTTGAGTATGGCAGCCAAGTATGGCTAGAGAAGATCTCTGCAGCTGACCGCACCGCGGATGTGCTGCCCAATCCCTATCAGTTACTGCTAGATCGGCGGGTTACCACAACTGCAGCGACCCCTGCGGCTATTCGTGTTGCGGCTGGTACTTACAACGCCACCACCAATATCACGAGCTGGACGCTGCCGTACACGATTGCGGCTAAAACGCAGGCTTGGAGCGATTTTTCAAGCACAAGCAACGGTGGCGTGCTGCTTGGCGAGGCAAGCAGTGGAAGCACAATTACGGCTCGTGGCAACTGGTCTACTCAGCCGATTGTGTTTGGCGAGGTCTTTGAGTTCTTATATCGCTTTACCAGGTTCAAGCTCTACAAAGAAGTGGGAGGTGGCAAGGCGGCTGCCAACAGCGAGCGCACGCAGGTGCGTCACGCAAAGCTCCGGTATCACGACACCCACTACTTCGAGGCATGGGTCACCGCTGAGCGTCGTGACCCTGTGGTCTACAAGTTTGACGGCACTGTGTTGGCCGCACGTGCCTCGCAGATCGGCAATGCGCTGAACAACAACCCGGACTTGGCGACCTCTCGTTATTTCGAGGGGGTGTTCCAAATCCCGATTGCAAGCCGTGGCGAGAACTGCATCGTCGAACTACGGAACAGCACCGCCAACCCCTGCAAGTTCAGCACTTGTGAATGGGTGGGCCTGGTGACCAGTCAAGCCAGGAGCCTGCAATGAAGTGGGCTGATCCAACGCCTGCACGAGTGCAGCACATTGCAAAAATGTTGAGGTACCAGGATCGGCTTGAAGTGCTCTACAGCCACGGTCTTACAGGGGAGCAGGCGGTTTATGAGAGCTGGCAAAACAGCCAGACTTGCCGTTGCATAGATGGAGATGACGGGAAGGCCGTGGGCATCTGTGGAGTCTCTGGATCTTGGATCTGGTTGCTCGGCACGGATGAGCTGCTGGCAACCAAGAGTCATCGCCAGCAATTCCTGCGCGGTGGTCGCCAGTGGGTTGATGGCTTGTTGAAGCAGCACCAGTACCTGGAGAACTGGGCGCTGTGGTCAAACAAGGCAACGCTGCGTTGGCTTGAGCACCTGGGGTTCAAGATCGACACCCCGGCGCCAATGGGCCGTAGCGCTCAGCTCTTTGCTCACTTCTGGAGGGCAGCCTGATGCCTATTGGACCTCTTGCAATCCCGATTGCCTTAGGAGCTGCTCAAGCCGGACTAGGCATTGCCCAGGCTGGTCTGGGCTATCAGGCTCAGCAACAGGACTACGCCAACCAGACGGCGTTCCAGGACGCCAACAATCAGTTCGCCCAATGGCAGGCGGGTTTTAACGCTCGCGTGCAAGACAGCAACGCTCAGTACAAGTATTGGGCCGATACGGTCAACTACAACCAGCAGCTGTCTTACACGCACTCGCTGCGGAACCTTGAGCTGATGCGCTCAATCCGCCAGGCGGAAGTGGTTGCAGAAACCCGGGCGGCGACTGGCGCTGCCTTCATGCGGGACAGCGAAGCGACAACGCAGGCGTACCAAGAAGCCTCCATGCAGGAGGCTGTTGCGTTGCAGCAGTACCAGTGGAGGGCGCTGCAGGGCCGTGCATCGGTGCAGGCCATGGCCCAGGAAGGCCGCAGCGTTGATCGCCTGGTCAATGACTACGCCCGCCAGGCCGGCGATTTTCAGACACTGCAGGAGATCAACCAACGCACCCGCAGCCGGCAGTACACCCGCGAACAGGCAGGGCAGGTTGCTCAGTACCTGAGCCGCTGGAACAGCCAGCAGTTCTACGAAGAGCAGCCATACATCGACCCTGTGGCGCCGTTCGCGCCGTTGCCAACGCTGATCACTCCGCCGCCGCCAACCATGCGCGGTGGTGCGCCGAGCAGTGCTGCCGCGGCCTTGAACATTGGCAGCGCTGTGCTGGGCGGCATCAGCACGGGGATGAGCTTTGCCGGTCAGCTCAAGGGCTTGAAAACCCCAACGGGCTCAACAGGGCCTGGGACTGGCAACACCAAGGTCGCGTTTAGCGGCGTCAATCTCTTGGGCTGATCCATGGCAGACCGTCTTCTCCCCTTTGGTCAGATCACGCCGGTAGCGCGGCCCATCGGCGCGTTCGTTCAAGCCGCCGACAAGAACATCGCCGGGCCTGCCAAGCCAGCAATGCTCGGCACCCCGGATGGCGTCACCACTCTGCAGATGGGCAGTGGCGGCAGCGTTCAGGGTTACAACCAATACCAGCAGCTAGCCACGGCTCTTAGCCCGTTCACCGAAACCTTGGTGCAGGCAGGCGCCCAGGGCTACCTCTCCTACGCCAAGGGCAAGATCGAGGAGGGCTATTACGACGAGCTCAAGAAGCTCAAGAACCAACAGGCCAAGGCGACCCTGAGCCTGCAGGTGCAGCAGGAGCAAGGCGCTGCCAACGCTGCTGCGCAGATCAACCAGCTGCAGAAGGTTGACCCAGTGGCTTCACAGCTGCTGCAGGACTCCAACCCCTGGAGCCAGGTGGGCCGGAAGCGGGCCGTAGCCCAGATGGCCGCAGCCGAAGTTGATGACGCCCTGCTGAACGACCTGGCGGTCAACGCTGGTGCTCGAGCTGGCTTGGCCCCTGGCAGCGGTGAGCTGGTCAAACAGAAAGCAGCCATCACCAACAAGGTCATGTCTGCCTATGGGCTGACGGGCGATGAGCTGGAGAGTCAGTTCTATGTCGTGCCCGCCGTCAACAAGGCATGGGAGACGTACACCGAGCAGCACCGCAAGCTGTGGAACGAAGAGACAGCTCGCACCACCACTGAGGCAACGGGTGGCGCAGTCAACGGGGTGCTGGCTCAGATCCTCAGGAACGGCGTGTCGATGGCTGATGGTTCAGTCATCACCCGTACCGACCCACGCTTTAACTCCTTGGCCGGTCTGGTTCTGACCAATCAGATCGACCAAGGCCTTCGGCTGCTGGCGGGTGACAAGAAAAAAGATGCGATGCAGCAGGTCTACGGCAACCTCGCATTGCTCAGCCGCAACCCGGCGATTGAAGGAATTGTCCGCGAAATTCGCGTCGGCAGCCCCAACGATCCTCTCGATAAGCGGCCGCGCTTCATTGATGCCAACCCTGTTCAGCTGCTTGAAATGCAGAACAAGGGTTTGCAGCTGACAACCCAGAAGTTCGAGCTGAAGCAGAAGGATCTAGGCCAACAGATGGACGCCTTCTACTACGGCAAGGACGGCCCCGGGTATCCGGGCGTTGTTGTTGATTCAGAGGACTACCAGCGGCGCCTGATTGCCGCCGAGAACTATGGGCTGCGGCTCGGCTATCTAGACATACACAACTACCTGGGAGACAAGGCGACCCAATCGCAGGCGTTTGCAAGAGCTGCATACAGCTTGACGGCCGAGGAACGAGCGGCTGCCGAGAACTGGGTGGACAACCTTTCGCCCGATGCGTTGTCGCCCAAGAACATTGGTCGGGTTCGGGCCCAGGCCGATGCTTACGCAATGCGCGAAGGCACGGGCGAGGCCAGAGAGCAGCTTCGCCAGAAATTGCAGACCCGCATTAACGAGCGCGAAAAGCTGTTCAACGACATGCCCGAGGGCCTGTTTGGGCAGATCAAGGGTGAGATCAAACAAGACATGGGCCTTGGACCCATCAAGTCGTTGGATCCCAAAGGCGAAGCCATGTCGCTGCTGCTGCAGCCAGGCATGACGGTGGGAGGAGCCATGAGCGCTGCCCCCAACAAGCTGGCCGCCTTTGCGATCGATCTGGAGAACCTGTATGTCCGCCAGGTGATGGCTGGCATGAACGCCTGGCGCAAGGAAAACCCCGGCGTGGGTCGCATCCCGCCTTCTGCCCAGAACGTCATCGTCAGCCAAGCAGTAGCTGCTGCCCGTAAATCGCCTGAGTACGCACGGATCTACAGCCAGGCCACGGGCATGAACCCTGGTGAGGTCGGCCAGGGGTCGGTGGGTACTGGGCCCAAGCAGGGCACCAAGCCTGGCCCTGACGTGCGAGGTATTGATCGCAGCAAAGCCGGCAGCATCCCCGACTCCACCGTCAAGGCCTACCAAGCACGGCCTGTGATGAGTAAGCCGTGGCTGCACTCAGAGCTGCAGAACCTCAACAACGGCAAGCCAGCCAGCCCAGAGCTCTACAACCTTGCTCGTCGCGCCAATACGTCAACGACTCGCTATCTGCTCGAGCAGATGACCCGCTTCTATCCCGACATGGATCGGGATGGAACCATCTCCAAATACCTGCAACAGCAGCTGATCCGCGAGCGGCAAGGCAAGACCATCTCCAGCGCCAACTACAGCAGCCTGGGCCTCGGCATGGTCCCGACTGGATACAACAGCTTCTCGCCAGGCAGCTGGCTGATGCAGATGATCATGCCGCCAGCTGCTGCGGCAACTCTTCCGCCTGAATACAGCAGCGGTGGCAGCCAGTCCTATGTGGCCACACGCTCCTCTGGTGGCCGCGGCGGGAATGGTGGCCCTGGCTGGGACAACGTTGTTGCTATGGCCCGGGCGAAGGGGGCCAAGTTCCCAGAGCTGGTCGCTGCTCAATGGGCACTGGAATCCGATTGGGGTCGAGCGACAAGTGGCCGCAACAATTACTTCGGCCAGAAGGGTTCTGGCACACGCAGGAACACCTGGGAAGTGGTGGATGGCCGCCGGGTAAATACCACCGCCAGCTTCATGGACTTTGCCAGCCCCAGCGAGAGCGTCGGGTATCTGGTGAGCAAGTGGTATCAGGGCCGCAACGGAGCCAATCAAGCCCAAACAGTTGAACAAGCAGCGCGGATCCTCAAGCAGCAGGGATACGCCACTGATCCCGAATACGTGAACAAGTTGCTGCGCATCATCCGTAGCAACAGGAGGCCTTGACCCATGCCCAAGTTCAATCTTGCCCCTCTGTCTGACGATCTGAATCCGGTGTGGCCGCCAGCGTCGCCGCCCAAGGCAACACGGCAACAGATGAACCAGTCGCTGGAGAACCGGCTGGGGCCGCTCAAGCCGCTGGGGCAGTTGATGAACACCCTGGCGTCGCCTGACACCAAGATCGGCATCGTCACTGGTCCGATCAATGCCATCAGCAAGGTGACCAATGCGCTGGGTGACCTGGTGCAGCGCAAGCCGATTGACACCAAGGACGCCTTTCAGATCACGCCGTCGCAGGCTCGGGCGGTCAACCCATTCCGCATGGGCTATGGCAGCGAGGTCACGCCTGCTGATGAGGCCGGCCTCCAGGTTGGCGGTGTGATTGGCGCCGAGATGCTTGGCGTTGCAACAGGGGCAACGATCGTCAACCGAATCAAGCAGACCGGTGCAGTGATCCGTGCTGCACAGGCCCTAAAAGCAGCGCCTGCTGTGCGTCGGCTTGCAGTTGCCCAGACGGTCAATCCCTCCCTGCGAACTGGCCTTGGGCTTGCCAAGAACTCTGCTGAGGCACTGGCCGCCACCACGCTTGCCGCGCCCTTTATTGATCAGGACCAGGGCAATGCTGCAGATGCGGTCAAGCAGCTGACCGGGATCCAGCTGCCTGGCACGACTGATGAAAACGACAACTACCTGCAGAAGCTCGGCAAGAGCGTGTTGGTTGAAGGCGTGGCCCTTCCTCTTTCCGTGATCGGCCTGGGCTCTTTGGCCGGGCCCACCCGCCGCCTGATGGCTGGTGATGGCATCCAGGCCTTGGACGAGCTGGCTCAAACCGAGCTGGCCCCGTACATGCCAAAAGCCATGGCAGGTCCGGCCCTGCCGCCTGGCCCCGTTCAAGGGCAACTGCCGCCTTGGCAAGACGGCGGGGCACTGGTGCCGATTGAACCTGCAGGCCAACTGGTGCCGCATGGCTCGGCAATCGAGCGCCAGCTCGACGAGTCAACAATGATTCGCCAGGTCAGTCAGCAACGGGACTGGCTGCAGCAACAAGGCCTCCTTGAGCAGGGAGAGCTGGGTCAGCTCGAGCTGAACGTGGGCCAAGCCGTTGATCCCGAGATCCGCCTGCAGATCCGCCAGCTGCAGACCCAACGCGGGCAGCTGGTGAAGGCCATGCAGGACACGCCCGACCAGCTGGATGAGATCGAGAAGCAGCTGGTTGAGGTGGATAAACAGATCGCCGA